ATATCAACCGTATGGTTGATATTTTTTATGTTGGCTAATGTCTATTTGATTTATTCGGAATTTTTACCCAGTACGGCTGATAACCTCTCCCACCAAAAATACTTCATACAAAATCTCTTGGTGAAGTCTGATTCCACCGTGGGATTATTTTTAGATAGACCAAATACATACAGATCAAACATACATAAATTATTCCCAGTGAATGATGCTCTTATTTTGAGTAATCTTTCGGTTTCATTAGATGCTCCTATTCTTTGCCTACTTTGAATGCTAAAATTATGAATAAAATGTGGATGTGTTCCATTGGATGTAATGTATAAATGAAGTAATCTAAATTCGTCTGTAGGATAAAACCATCTAAGATTTGTTTTGCCCTTAAATTGTTCTCTATCGCACACAAATGGAACAGCTAATATTATATCTCCGGGAATAGGATTTCTAAATAGTTTGTGTTTTTCAGCCGAACATACAAACTCTAAAAATGTAGAACTAATGGGGCTCAGATCTAGTTCGAAATAATCCTTAGAATGAAAGAAGATGTATTCATGATGCTGAGTGGGCCTATTTCCATCAGGATATGCCAGACCTTTAACATATGATGTAAGAGAAATACCCGTATACTTATATCTGAGTCTTGGTTTTTCTAGTGGTCTGTGATGCTCGGCTGGTCTATTAGTTTCCGTTTGTCTATTAGGTTCAATTTGTTTTGGTTTTTCCATGATAGATTTGGGAAGTTCTTGTTGACCTGATTTTCTTACGGCCACAAACTCTTCTTGATTTATAGGAGATTCTCTCTTCAATATCGTTATGGGCTTAGTTTCTTTATTAGATGATGTAATTTCAGTTGGAACATTTGTAATAGATAGTGAAGATGTCGTATATTGAGGATTTTTGTCATGAGATGGAATATAGATTTCATTCTCAATTTTAAGATTGGTTCCCTTTGGTATAATATGGATCGCTCCAGTTCCATCTTCGTATACTAACGATTCCATATCTGCTAACGTACATAAAGATTTTTGTACAACATATATTCTAATAGGATCAAATAATTCTTTAGCTATACTTTTAATGTTACTGTCAAAATTTGTAAGATTGGGGTCAATAATAGTATAAATGTACCTTTCTAAGGGATGAAAACATCTATAACTAGAAACATCATATCTGCCTCTAACATCATATGCATGAATTCTAGATACAGCCAAGATTCTTGTCGGATCTGAGTCACACCTGATAACAAATCTGATATCTGATGGTGATAAACAAATGTGATCTATAACTACGAAATTTGCTATTCCGCTCATTCTTCTGGAACCATCGTCATCGCTATATTGAATAAATGCGCCCGGATAGAGTTTCAATTGCTTAACATAATTTTCAATATCTGAAGTCGTTACATTTATACGATCTACTCGTTTGATGTCAGCCAATATCTTTTTACATTTTGACATACCTCCCATAATATATCTGTAATCTACAGTAATAGTATCATAAGTGATTTTGTTACTATTTATTATGCTAGAATATGTCTGACTTTTCGAAGTGACTGCACTGACAGCCGGAACATGACCTCTTTTCTTTTTCTTCTTTCTTACTATCTTCTCTGTTCGATTTTCTTGTAATTTTTCAATAGCAGGTTCTATTTGACCAAAACCAGGCGGACTTGAAGTAGAAAATTGTAAATCGTAGACGAATGGAAGCTTAGACCTCGATTTTGTTTCCGACGTTAATTTCTCTATTTGATCTATTGTTAGTTGAAATTCTGTATCTAGTTTTATTTTGTAGCTAACTACCAATGTTTGGATCTCCCCCGATGACTTCTCAGTTTTCCATTTTCCTCCATCTCCAAATTTCCAATCTTTTACTATTAGATTGCTAGCCCACTCCGTATATTTTGTGTTTCTTCTAGATTCAGTATTGGATTTTCCGAAATCGACTGCTGTGCTATCTGGGCTAACCCTCAATTTTGTTTCTCTTGGGATGTCAGAATCCTCGTTAATTTCTATATGATTTATATCTATTATTGTACCAGAAACGACAACCATAGCTTTAACATTAGAAGAATTCTTATCTACGTAAAATGGTAAAAGACATGCGACATATTGACCCAAATCGAATTTTAAATCTCCTTGAGATATTACACGTCTTTTACCATTTATGGATTCACGCCATATCTCATCATGTTTCCGTTGTAATTCGGTCGGTTCAGACGTGGACTTATCTTCTCTGGATCTTCTATCTGTTGGACCATCCGTTCTCTTCGGAGATAACATATCTGATTCGGAGGAGTCTTCATCTTTAGCCCAATCAGTAACGTATACTTCTGTATTATCTGAACTATCTGGCGATTTTGAATATTCTCCTTCTGATCTATTGCTAGATCTATCTAGTTTTGGCTTGACATCTTGTTGCCCCATGCCATTTATTATTCTTATACCATCGGTGTCGACCGGAGTCGATCTTCTCAAATACTTGAAATCCATTCCTTCGAGTATTTCTTTGCGTGTTGATTTTTCTAAAAATATGGCTTTAAGAAACGAGCATTCGATCCCAACGTGAGAATAATCTTTTTTAATTTACCAGATAAGAATATTATAAAATTGAATTTTACGGCTGCAAAATCCAACATTAAAATTTCGCGTCAAAACCCCAATATCAAAATCCAATATCAAAACCCAATGAAATATACATAAATACTTAATGTATTTAAGTTCCTTGCTTTTTTTGAAGTGTAGGTTATTTTATCTATTAGTTGATATAGCTTAGAGCATATTCTAATTTCTCATTGGAGGTGTCGACATTTTGATTAGTCATAGTAAATGATAATGCCGTTTGTTTAGTGTCATTTATAGAGACAGAGATATTAACGGCGGCCGCGTTTGTATGTTTGATGTATCCCATAATCTTCTTGACGAACGAATCTCGGGATTCAATAGCTATAATATTTCCTGGATTTCCTGGATTTCCTGTAATGGTAGATTTGATTAAATATGGACTCGTTCGAGTAGGATCTCTCTCAGCCGCGGCAAATAATTTATAATTGACAAATACTTCTACACAAACCTTTGTAGTTAGCTCATCTCGCTTCTTCTCGATCAATTTCGACTCTTCCCGGAATTTCTTTTTCTCGATCCTTACTTGTTTCTTTTGCTTCTTTTGTGCTTTCTTTTCGTCTTTTCTTTCTTGTTTCTCTATTACTTTCGCTTTCCTCTCGGCTTCTTTCTTCTGTTTCTCAGCTCTCTTCTTTCCAAGTAATTTGCTGGCGATAATAGAAGGATAAAGGGCCTTGAAATCGAATTTTGCCGTAGACCAACCTTGAGATAGAATTTCTAGTTCTGTATTCTTTTGGTCTGGCTTTTCTTGTTCCGGGATGTATTGGTCCTTTTGGTTGATCAGGTCTTTCTTTTCCGGTAAGTCACCAGGGAAGTATGTTGAAGGATAGAGTGATTTAAAATCAAGGGTGGGTATTTCATGTGTATACACGCCTTTCTGTACTTCTTGGTACATAAAATTATCATCATTCCTGGGAAAAGCCATAGATCTTGATCTTCTCAATGTTCGAATCTTTTTGTTTTTCTCCCTATATTCCAAGTATTCATCATAACTCATTTCTTTCTGGTTTGTTATTTCTTCTGTCTCTTCCACGTCTCGAGTAAGAATACTACAAAAAGTTTCTTTGATTTCGCGCATATCATCAAAATCTACAAGCGGGGGAATATCATTGTCATCAGTATCATCTTCAAGATCTGGCATGTCATCATATGTCACTTCGTTATCTGTTTCTTTGCCGTCCATTTTTCTATTTGCTGTTGATTCATTTATTGTCTTGTCTGTAGTTAAAGGCGGAGTAACTCCAGATTGTTTTCCACTAACGGTTAGGTAAAGAACATCTACAAGCAACCCAGCTATCTCTTTTGATGTTTCATCCTTCTTATCAGAACGAATTTTGAATTCTTCAGATAGTAGTTCAAGTACAACCATAAGTGTATCGCGAGATAATACTTTTGCAGATTCTACGCATCTAACGAATGCCAATATTTCCTCCGGAGGAATCTTATTTTCAGGATTTGCAATATACTTCTCGTGTTTGATTTTTATTACATCGATAGTCAGTCGAAGAAAATATACGCTCAATTCGATGTTTTGTGAGATTATCTTGATTTTGTTGATGGGATCTACGTTGTCAGAAAGTAAAACAGTAAGGCTCTTTTCGGCAAGTACTACCGTTTCTCCGATAACCATAATATTACCAACTACCTCATTCATTACCATATTTAATTTCTTGGTAACGGCGGAGGTCACGAGTTTGTCAAAATTGGAGAGTAGTGAACCGAACTCTGAGATAGTTTTACTCTTTTCTGGATCAGGGCTATTTAACAAATCATCAAAAGATATCTTAACAATATATTTGTCTGTGGGTGTCTCTTTCTTCTGAGTTTGTTCTTTCTTTTCCGGTTCTTTGGGTTCGGATTTCTTTTCTGGCTGTTTTGGGTCATCTTCTGGAAATCCCATCTTCTTTGTCGGTGGCTGCGCTTTGTCAAAAGCGTTTTATTTTCTGAAATGAGAAATTTCAAAATTCTTTTTTGATCCGTCTGATCGGAAGATATAATCCCGGGTCGTACACTTTTCGTGTATCTACGTATTTGTAACAGTCGAAAATGAAATTCCTTTATTTTGATTTTTTAAGAAAAAATTTGAGGCTAATTTCGAAAGTATTGTGTGTATACGATAGAATAGGTCACATTGGTTCACAGTTGAGTTTTGATGTTTGTACCCTTACCGCCTGGTCTCAATTATCAACCAAATCCGCCGGGAGCCCCAAATGGCTTATATGTAATACAAAATTGGATCACTGAGGCAGAGGAGCAAGCCATTGTGGATTTCGCATGTCAACCTGGTGCCGATGGAAATCATAAGTGGTCAGATCATATCTCAACGAAAAGGCCAACCCAGCATTATGGGTATCGATATGAAATTTATGGCTATTCAGCCTCGACTGAAAAGGTACCAGCCGATTGGGGAGTTTTACGCCAACACGCAGATAGAATAGAAACATCATTTCAAGGTATCAAAATTGCTCAGTGTCTCGCTAATTTATATTGGGAAGATACAACAATAGGAGCTCATCGTGACAGAGAAACACCTATAGTCTTTGGACTTTCTACTGTCGGAGATATTAATATGATCTGGAGTCACGTGGATGATCCAAAAGTGAAATATGAAGCACTAATCCCGAGACGATCTCTTTATATTATGATGAATGATGCAGCCCTAAAATGGAAACACGAAGTACCCATGAGAAAAACTGTGAAATACTTTGATAACTACGGAAACGTCGTTCAAACATTGAAAAAGACTGAGAGATATGCCAGATTGTCTGTGACTTATCGCCACTTCGTAGGTACTATGCCTGGAACAGACAAATTTAATACAAAATCAATCGGCCAATTAGAACAACAACATATGCAACAGTCTCAACTTCAATTTAGTCGCCCATCTTTTCAGCAGCCACCGCAACAACCTCCTCGACAGCAACCTCAAACTTTTCAACAACCTCCGCAACAGCAACAATCTCAAACTTTTCAACAACCTCCGCAACAGCAACAATCTCAAACTTTTCAACAGCCAATGCAACAACCATCTCAAACTTTTTCTTTTCAGTCTATTATACAAGCAAAACCTCAGCAATTTCAATCTCCTCAATTACCGCCAGTACAATTAACTCCACTCATCCAAAATCAGATTCAATCTATATTGCAAGCACCACCTATGGTTCAAACTCCTCTTACGATCCAACCTCCAATTGCCGTTCAAGCTCCTTCAGCGGTTCAATCTATGACTCAACTTAAATCTTCTGAGCTTGTTGTGATCAGGCCTCCGACGGAAACATTTCAATCGCCAGAAAATCATATATATCCCACACATACTGTTCCGGGAATGGAGGCTTGTCATCTTCAAGGCATTATTCCTATGCATGCAGAGAAGGACGAACTATTATTTAGCGAACATAATTGGACAAAGATACCCTCGAGATTTGGCACTTTTCTCTCTAGATTAGTTTGCGGTTCGTCTGAAATAAAATCTCGCACTTCTGGAATCTATGCTAAATGGGTCGAACTCTTCTGTGAGAAAGTGTTAGGAGTCAGAGTTGTTGTCCAGAGTGGATTTGCTAATTTATATCCGAGCGGAAATGCTACTTTGCCAGCTCACAGAGATGAATATGGATGTTGGATATTTGGACTTAGTTTTGGCGAGACCAGGACATTTGATTTTGTGGCTAACGGAGTGAAAACCACATTGAAAAAGGGTCCAAATCCTGGAGATATTATACCATTGGAAATGAAATCTGGCGATATTTTGTTATTCTCCACCGGTGTAAATAAGACTCACAAACATAGAATTTTGGCTGAACCAAACAGAGAAGGACGAAGAATCAACATTACCTATTTTATCATGGCAGAACCGGGGGAAGATGAAAGTCGATTCTTAAATCCACCAGTAATAAAGGCAAATATGATTCCTACATTCCAACAGGCAGAAGAATTATTTATGAAGTCGTTGGCTGATAGACAACTAAAGCCAAATTATGTCTTGCCTGAAACAAACGGAGAAGAGCCAGTAGCCACTATAGTGGAAGATGATGTTGGACGAGGAGTAACAGCATATATCAAAGGAGTAATGATTCCGTTTGGATCTATGGACGAGGCTATCATCACATTAGCTCATCAATTTAATAGGATAGAATAATAATTAAAAAACGCCACGAGAAATCTAAAAACATAACAGAAGCAATCTAAAAAACGCCACGAGATCTAAAAAAAACGCCACAAGCAATCTAAAAACATGACAGAAGATTTAAAAAACGAATTTTTGACTTAATATGGTCAAAAATAAAATAGGAAACGACACAATTCAAATATAACGAGATAAAAATACATTATGGACGTCGAAAGAAGTGGCGAACAGAAATGTCATTTCTGCGAGAGCAAGTTATATCATCTTCTCAGGTGCAGCTGTTGTTTACACGCTGGATGTCTATCATGTCTGGCAAATGATGATCGCAAATGCAACAAATGTTCTGGGATGGGGATAACAAAAACATCAAAAATAATGACACTAGAACCAAATTCATCGGCAGTGCAAATGTCGAATAGCGAAA